ACTGCTGCAAACTTCATACCAGCAAAAGATTTAGATGATGTTACGCAAGAGGTGTTTATGTCATTGTACGAAGATACCGATAGACTTGAACAACTTATAAAAGACAAGAAGATAAAGTGGTATTTTATTAGGCTTTGTAAAAACAACTACTATTCTAAGACTTCTAAATACTACTACAAGTACAATAGACCTTACAAAGATATTAGCTTTCATAGTGATTTGATGTTACATAATTTAAAAATCACACAAGAAAATTTATATTTAATAGAAGATAGTGATGTGATAAATGATATACTATCAGAATTGTATTGGTATGATAGAGAGTTATTTAGATTGTATGTACTTGGTGATAATGATGGCAAAAGATATACCTATTCTAGCCTTAGTAAAAAGACCAAGATAAGTAGAATGAATATATACATAACTATTAAAAAGGTTAAGGAATATATAAAAGAAAGATTAAAAGAGAAGCGTAATGATTTATGATGATTTACAAAGATTAGTGGGGTATGGCTTGAGCATCATAGAATGTTATGATGAGCGAGGACAACTAGAATACATTATAAACCTAGATGAGATGGTATTTGATGATGTAGATATAGTACTAAGTGATGAACACGAACCAATAGGAATTATTAAACTTTATAGATATGGACAAGAGAAAGGAAATGGACACTCCAAACTTAATGGTAAAGACCTATAACTATCTAAAGGCAGTAAGTAAAAGGTTACTAGGGGGTATGGAAAATGTAGATGCTACTACATATTATGATAGAGCATACATCTGTTCACGATGCCCACACTTAACACCTGATGTAGAATGTAGTATATGTGGTTGCCCAATAGAAACTAAGGCAGCTTGGAAAACAGAAAAATGCCCTAAAGGAAAATGGTAACAGAAGAACAAAAAGAAAGAATACTAAAGGTATGGGAGTTCTGCAAAAGTGGTAGAGCAAAGAACAAAGAAGCTAAAGCTGAATTAATTACCCTATACAATGAGATACATAGAACAAACTATAAGACAACTTCTAATTGTAGCAGTTGTATAAACACTTGTTATCAAGGTATAAAAAAGATAGTCAATGAAATATCAATGTGAATGTAAAACATTTGAGGTACACAAGACTACAATGAAGATAGTTAATGGCGAAGTAATAAAGCCTGAAACATATTGTGAGGAGTGTAAGACCTATGGCAAGTACATAAAAGAACACGAGGGATATGGGGGTATAATAAAGAAACCAAACGGAACAATAGCAAAGAGAACTGATTTACATATGTAACTATGGACACACCAAATTACTACAAAGGAACTTATTACAAAATGGAAGCACACGAAGTCATAGAGGACTTTTGTGGCAACAACTATAACTTAGGTGTAGCACTAGCATACTTAATGAGAGCAGGTAAGAAAGAAGATAATGATATGTCTAAGGATATACAAAAAGCAATAGACCATTTAAATTTTGAACTGAAAAGGCAGAAGCACCTTAACGAAGAACAGACAGAACTAGATAAAATTAACGAAAAGTTTTTTACCAATGCAATCAGTACCTATTAATAAAATACGCAATAACCCTATTAACCCTAGATTAGTTAATAAGGCAAAGTTTGAAAAGTTAAAGAAGTCTATACAAGAGTTTCCAGAAATGTTAGAACTAAGACCAATAGTAATAAACGAAGATGGTGTTATACTAGGTGGTAATATGAGATACAAAGCATTAGTAGAACTAGGATACGAAGAAGTACCAGTTATAGTTGCAAGTTATATTACTAAGGAACAAGAGAATGAGTTTATAATAAAAGATAACTTAGGCTTTGGCGATTGGGATTGGGATATACTAGCTAATGAATGGGATAGTGTAGAGTTAGAAGATTGGGGGTTAGATGTATGGCAGAATGAAGATGATATACTAAATAGCTTAGACGAAGAAATAGAGGAAGCACCTAAAGATAAAATAGTGTGTGCCTTATGTGGTAAATAATTACAAAATATGACACTTATGCAAGATAGAACAGAGAAGGGTAAGATAGCAATGTTAGAAGCATTAGAAAAGACATTAGGAGTAGTTACATCAGCTTGTAAGTTAGTTAATATTACAAGGGAAACACATTATAGATGGTTAAAAGAAGATGAGCCATATAAACAAGCAGTAAAGAGTATTGATGATGTAGCAATAGACTTTGCAGAGAGCCAACTACACAAACAGATAGGTAAGGGTAAGACACAAGCTACAATCTTTTACCTAAAGACCAAAGGTAAGAAACGAGGGTATGTAGAGAAGCAAGAGTTAGATATATCAGGAGAGTTTAAACCTATAAATATTATCCTAAAGAAAGACGATGATAGCAACGCTAACGGATAAACAATGGTTAGCAATAGAACACCTAACAGATGATACTACAACAGAGGTACTATATGGTGGTGCAGCAGGTGGTGGTAAGTCTTATTTAGGTTGTGCTTGGATAATAACCCTATGCACACAGTACGATGGTGTAAGGTGTATGATAGGTCGTAGTAAGTTAGATAGTCTAAAGAAAACCACACTCAATACTTTCTTAGATGTTTGTAACCAATGGGGAATACAAGCCAACGTACATTACAAATACAACGCATCAAGTAATATCATTACATTCTACAACGGTAGTGAGGTCATACTAAAAGACTTATTTCAATACCCATCAGATAAGAACTTTGACAGTCTAGGTTCATTAGAACTTACTGCTGCATTTATAGATGAGTGCAATCAGATTACAGAGAAGGCAAAGCAAATAGTAAGTAGTAGGATTAGATACAAGCTAGACGAGTATAATCTTATACCTAAAATACTAATGACTTGTAACCCTAGTAAAGAATGGGTGTACACAAGTTTCTATAAGCCACACAAAGAGAATAGGCTACCAGTTTACAGAAAGTTCATACAGTCGTTAGTAACCGATAATAGACACATATCAAAGCACTATAAAGACCAACTAGAAAAGCTAGACCATATCAGTAAGCAAAGACTACTATATGGTAATTGGGAGTACGATGATAGTGAAGATAAGTTAATTAATTACAATGCTATACTAGGTGCATTTGAATTAGAGGACACTCCTAGTGGTACAGGTTACATAACTGCTGATATAGCTAGGTTTGGTAAGGATAAGACAGTCATAGTGTATTGGAATGGTCTAAGAGCCGAATACTTTAAGGTGTTAGATGTTAATAGTGTAACACAAGCAGCAGATGAAATACGCAACATACAGAGAAACTACAACGTATCACTAGGCAATATTATAGTTGATGACGATGGTGTAGGTGGTGGTGTTAAAGATATATTAAGATGCAAAGGCTTTGTAAACAATTCTAAGGCACTTAAAAATGAAAACTATATCAATCTAAAGACACAATGCTATTATGCTCTTAGCGACGCTCTAAATAAGTCTAAGGTGTATATTAACTGTACTAATATAACCCACAAGAATTATATTATACAAGAATTAGAGCAAGTAAGACGTAAGAACTTTGATAAGGACACTAAGCTACAATTAGTAAGCAAAGATGCAGTTAAATTAGCTATTGGTCGCTCTCCTGACTTTAGTGATGCACTAGCGATGAGAATGTACTATGAGTTAAAACCACAAGGACAATACTACATACAGTAAGACTATTATACTCAAATTTTAATTTTTATATTTTATATTATGGATTTAATCATCAATGACATTAATTACTCAATACCTACAAGCTGGTCGCAAGTATCATTAGGTAAGTATATGGACTTTATGACAAAGGTAGAGGGCATAGAAGATGAGTTAGAGAAGATGATAATAACTATTAGCAGTTTCACTAATGCACCTGCTGAACTATTGCAAGGTTGTAAGAAGTCAGATATAGATGCAGTAATGGAACAACTAGGAAAGCTAATGGAAAATGCAGCTAATACAGATTTAAACCTAGTAATAACAATAGATGGTGTAGATTATGGCTTTCACCCTAACTTACACGAACTAAAGTTAAAAGAGTTTGTAGATTTAGATAATAAGCTAGGACAAGGTTGGAGTGCTATGGATAGTGTAATGGCTATCTTATATAGACCTATCAAAGAGCAGAAGGGAGAGAAGTACAAGGTAGAGGATTATGATTATAGGACTGCTAAGAAACGAGCAGAACTATTTAGAGATAACCTAAGTATTGACACAGTAAACGGTGCTAGTAGTTTTTTTTTGACTATCGCAACGGATTACATAGCCACTACTCAAGTTTATTCAAAGAACCTATCGAGGAGGGAACGCAGGAAACTTTTAAGACAGAAGAAGAACAGTTCAGCGAAAAGTATGGCTGGTACAGTTTAGTATATAATTTAGCTAATGGTAATATATTAAAGTTTCAAGAGGTATTAGAATTAACAGTTAATGAATGTTTTAACTTCATAGCATACCAAAAGGATTTAACACACATACAGAGAAGAAAATGATATTAACAAACGGTTTAGAGATTAAGAATGTAACACTTAAAATGCTTTACGAAGTGTTTAATACAATAGGTGCTAGTCATTCACAGATAAACACAACTACAATAGGTGATATATTTGAAATAGACTTAACAGAAACAACATACCCACTTATGCACGTTGCAACTAATACTGCATCATTCGGTCAGCATACACTAAATTACACGTTTCAAATTATTGTAATGGACTTAGTAAGCAAAGACGAGAGCAATGAAGAAGATGTGCTAAGTGATACACTAGAAACAATAGGTGATGTTATCAGCTTATTGAAAAACCAAACTTCTAGCTTTACAACTATTGATGACTTTCAAACAGAAGTAGCTATAAGTCCTAGTGTAAGTTGTGAACCATTTACTGAAAGATTTGACAATGAGGTAAGTGGTTGGACTGCTAACATTAGTATCGAAGTTGGCTTCAATGCAAGTCAATGTAGTGGAAATATCGCAACTAACAGATAATGAACGAGTTACAAGAAATGCGTAACAACGAAGTAACACAAACAAGAATATATACACTATATAAATATATATATAGTATAGATATTAATTTAATAGTATTAATAATATATAATATAATAAGAACTAAATTTTAAAAAATGGCAACAACAGTAACACCATCAACGTTGACAGTACAGATTAAAGAGGAAATAACTTTAGGGGGCACGTCATACGACCAAACAGTAACAAATAGCATAGCAGATATTGCTACTTACTCAAAAAGAATATTAACAATCAATGCAGGTACATCACACGTTGTAGCACAATTCGGTGATACTACTGTAAATGATTTATATGATGTTCAAGATATTAAGTACATCAGAATAACAAACTTAGATGATACTAACTCTATCATAGTAACTGCATCAGGCGATAACGAAGCTGGAGCATTAGAGTTAAATCCACAAGAGAGTTTTCAGATGTTTAACGGTAAAGTAAGTGGAGCAACTGCAAAGGCAGCAATAACAAGTGTAGATGATATAGAAAGTATCTATGTGCATAATGCTACTGGTGGTGCAGACATTGAATTAGTTATAGCAACTGTATAATGAGCAACGTAGATAAAGTACTAGACACCTTTGGTAAAAAGGTGGTAAGGACTGCTAGAGGTATCTTAAACGCTAAAGGCAAAAATGCTAGTGGTGATTTAGGTAGTAGTCTAGGGTACTTTATTAAGGTCTATCCAAGTGGAGCGATAGATATGTCTTTTGTAGCAGAAGGTTATGCTAAGTTTGTAGATAAAGGGGTTAAGGGTAGTAAGTCAAGTGCTAAAGCACCTAACTCTCCTTACAAGTACACAAACAAGCAGCCACCATCAGGAGTTATAGATAAATGGGTAGTTAGGAAAGGCATACAAGGTGCAAGAGATGAGAAGGGTAGATTTATTAAGCGTAAGAGTTTAGTGTATGCAATGGCTAGAAGTATCAAGCTATACGGAGTAAAGCCTACTAACTTCTTTACAGATGCTTTCAACGTAGCATATAGAGATTTACCACAGGAGTTTATAAAGGCATACGCAAACGACACACAACAGTTTTTAAAATTTGTAAGTAAAGAAATGTAAAATGGCAGTAAAATTAACTAACACAAGTCAAGGTAACGTAAAATATTTAGCACCTGCTTACTCAGATATAGTAATAGAAGCAGAAGATATACCAGTAGCAGCATTAAATTCATATAATGTTAAGTATGTTGTAAAATTATTTATAGATGATGCAGAAATTATATTGAAAGCACCATTAGACAGTAACAATAAAGCCTTGTTTAGAATATCATCTGTATTGCAAGACTACACACAAACAGATAAGAGGGGTTATGATTTGAATGGTGTATATAGTAGGCATCAAGGAAATCAAATGTTAAATAGTAATCATTCAGTACATACAATAGACGAGTATTGCAGAAACAGAAGAAACTTAAATCAAGTAGCTATGCTAGGTGGTTATGAATATAGCTTAACTCCTAATAGTGAAATCATACAAGTCTTTTCAATAGTTTTTACAAATTTATTATTTTTAAATGCAGTAGCACAACACAAAGACGGTTATAGTTCACAAGACTTTAGTGATTACTTGTTAAACTCTAATATGAAAAAGTTTCTTAGTGTATTTAGTGCAGAACAAAACATACAACTAGGACAATATCATACTATTGCTTTTTTTAATGGAGAGTTCTATGAAGATAGCAGAATTACTGGTATTCAAATTAAAACTTATGATGCTACTGATACAATTATTGATACTGAATTAGTACTTAACGTAGTTACAAACGGTGGTGCTGATTTTATAAATCCACTTATAGGAGATAACGATAAAGGTTTACTATACTTCGGTTGTGGTACACAAAACTTAGTAAATACAGGTGTTGATATGAGTAATGTATCTTACTATGTTGTTACCGCAGTATATGCAGGCGGTGCAGTTAGTCAAGGATATAGATTTAATATAGTAGGTGCAGACTGTAAAGGTTATGAAACTATACGTTTAGCATTTCTAAATAGTTTAGGTGCTTGGGATTACTACAACTTCACTAAGAAATCTACAAGAAGCACACAGATTAACAAGAGTGTGATGAAACAAAACTATGGAGAGATACCAGCTTACTCTACAACTTTCATTGGCGATATAATAGGTGCTTCATATTACAATCAAGGTACTTACGATGGTGGTACTAAAGTATTTAACGTAAATGCAACAGAAACAATAGAAGCTAATACTAACTTTGTAAATGAAGAAGAAGCTGCTATATTAGAGGAGTTGTTTTTAAGTCCTGATGTATATATGCAAACAGGCGATATATTTGAGCCAGTTGTTATAAATGAAACAGAGTATGTTAAACAAACTTCTGCAAATGATATGTTAAAGCAATATATCATAACAATAGAAAAAGGACACAATAAGAGAGTACAAAGACTATGATAAGACTGGTAGTACAAAATCAAGTAACTAATGAGTTACAAGAGTTAGATACTTTTGGTAACGAGAATATTGCATTGACATTACAAGTAGATGATGTTAGGGATATAGAAAGCAAGAACGCAAGTTATTCTAAAGACTTTAACTTACCTGCTACTAAACGCAACAATAGATTTTTTAAACATTACTACAATCTTGATAGATATACAATGACAGGTAATAATGTAAATAGTTTTAACCCTTATAAAAATGTTAAAGCGTATTTGTATGATGATGAGGTGTTAATACTTGAAGGCTTTTTAAGGCTATTAAACGTAGTAGAAAAAAGCACAGAGATAACTTATAACGTAGTTTTGTTTAATGATGTTGCTAATATTATAGAAAGTCTAGCAGATGCTACTATTAATGATTTAGACTTTACAGATATTAACCACGAATTTAACGCAACTAATATTATAAATAGTTGGGCAGGTGTAGTAGCATTAACACAAGGTGGCACTACTGATAACGTATATTATCCACTAATCAATGATGGTCAAATATATGCTGATGATGAAAACTTATATATTGACTACAAGCAACACTATGTACTAAATGTAAATCTAAAATACATTATTGATAAGATATTTAACTATGCTGGTTTTAGTTATGATAGCAATTTCTTTAACAGTACATATTTTAAAGATATATTCTTTGATACAGGCAGAAATAATAATACAAGTGATTTTGCTACTGCTAGTATTACTGCTGATACAGGTAGTGGTACAGATAACGTAGGCGTAAATCCTGCAACTGCTATTGGTGATAGTTTAGCTAACGCAACAGTTATAGACTTTGTAAATGAGAGTGGCGATACAGGTGGTATATTTAATCACGATACAAGTGTATTTACTGCACCTTACGATTGTTACTTAAACATAAGTTACACAGTAAAAATATATAACACGGTAGATTTTCAATTTGGTGCTTTAAGGTTAAATGCAAACGATACACAATTAGGAAGTACTTTTATTAATGAAGCACCTGCTCTTGGACAAGTAACAGTTAAAGACCACACCTTTACTGGTAGTATATACGTTTCAGAAGGCGATGATGTTACATTACAATTTATTGCACCTTTTGCTGAATTACATATAGCGAATGCAGGTGCAGAATTAAACTTACAAATTTTAGATGTATCTGCTGATAGTAAAGTTAAATCAAATAGAGGGGATATAAAATTAGCTGATATACTTAAAGATGTTGTTACTGCTTTTAACTTAACAATAGAAAGTAAGCAAAATAATCTACTTAAAATGGAGCCTTACAATGATTTTATTAATAATAACACTTTAGATTGGACACAAAAGGTTAATATTAATGAAATGGTAGTAGAGCCAATAGAGATACCTAAACGAATAGAGTTTAAACACGCAGAGGATAGTGATGATTACTACCATCAGCAATTTAAAAAAACACAATTAACAGATTACGGTAAGCAATCATTAGAGTTTGACGTAGATAGTGATGAAACAAAACAGATAGAACTTAGTGTATTTGCAGCACCTTTTATAAAGGAACTAGACAATACAAATATAAATCTACAACACATAGCAACATCAGGTGATGAAACATTAGAACCATTTGATAATGCACCTAGACTTATATTTAAAAATGAATTTTTTTTTGATATAGGGTTAAATATACAAGATATTAATGAAGGTGAAATATTTGGCATAGGGTATAAAAATATAAATAGTGGTACACCTTATAAAGAGTTTATTAATAACTTAGTATTTGATGACCCTTTAACATTCTTAACGGTTGGTGGTAGTTCCTTGCTATTTGGATATACTAATCCTACATATACACCACTTTTAAATGCAATACCAGTCAACACTTTGTTTAATACACATTGGTTTTCGTATATTAACGAAAAGTTTAATGTAACTAATGGCTTAATACTTAAAACAGAATTATATCTAAAGCCATCAGATATATCTACATTTAGCTTTGGTAATCCAATAAAAATACAAGACCAATTATACAGAGTAAATAAGATAGAGTATAATACAGATGAAAATA